ACGCGATTCTCGCCTTTGCCGGCCCAAATGCTGGTTTCGTAGTCGTCGCGCTCGTCGCCCGTGCCGCAACGCATGAGCACAGAGCCGCCCCATTCCGGAACGGCGACCGGCTCTGGCTTGATGTCTTGCGCCTTGACGATATCGTCTCTGCTGAGGAACTTCATGGTCACGCCCAATTCCAGACCGGCGATTCTCTGACCGTAAGCGTCGCCTCCTGAAGGTTGCCCGGCTGATCCGAGCCCCATTTCCAGTCTTTGATGAACACGATGCCGGAGACGGTCTTGTCGGAGTCCGGCCACTCAATCTGCATCTCGGAGGTTTCCACCAAGTTCCAAGCGTCTTCATACATCGCCTGATGCGTGGCGTCGTCCCAATTGTGATGAATCTTGAGGTCGAACGGCGCCGATTCACCAAGCGTCAAGCCGAACTCGCGCTTTCGCTCCGGCGAGCCGTGATGCGTCTTTTCGACTTCGGTATTCGCAATGCTCGGCGGCGTGAAGTCGATGAGGTTGTGAATCTCAGCGAATACGCCGCCCGTGCGCCGGTAGCTGACGGTGAAGCCGTAACTCTTCTTGGCAGTTGAAGCAAGCTCAGTAGCCATTGTGCCTTCCTCCTTTCAGCTAGCGGTTTAGACGCAGCCCAGAATCACGATGTCGTAGTCGATGGACGCCGCGCCGCCGTTGTAAATGCGGAGCATGTCCTCCGTGCCGACGATGTAACCGGCCGCATTGGGCGCAATCAGCGCCAAGCCGCCGCCCGGAACGACGTTGATACTCGACTGAGCCGTGTCAAGGTCCGGCGTGCCGTTGAGCATGGTCAGGAGCGCAAGCGTCGCATGCCCGCCGACCTGCATAGCCGCTGATGCCGCGGCGGTCTTGTGCTTGATGAAGATGCCTTTGATCTTCGTGAACGTGATGGTTGAGCCGATTCCGAGCGAGCTGACCAAGACGCCAGCGAGGTCAAGGTTATCGGCCGACGTCGCCGCGAGCGAGCGGGTATCCGACCAGAACTGATTCGCCTGATCAACGCCCGTGCCGTTGGTGAATGAGTATGTCCAGTTGATCAACAGCGGATCCGTCGAGCTGGACAAGTCAAGCGCGTTGGTCTTCAACGCGTTGATGCTGAGTTTCACATTGAACCGCGTCAAGACCTCTGCCATCGTGGCAACCTCCAATCAGACTGAGACTGGTAGACCCAAAGGAATGAGAGTGATTCGATAGATTCCGCCGACGTGTTGATACTTCACGCCGCTCGAAGTCTCTGTCATGTCAATCCGCGCAATCCGGCCTTGGAAGCCGGTTCGGTAGCCCGCGACGGCTAGCGGCTCGTTCGGATGGAACAGCTCCATAATCCGTTCGTCAGCGGCTCCGGCGCGTAGGCTGCTCTCGCCTTCGTCGATGACCTTGACCTGAACCGTCACCGTCAACGCCGCCCGGCCGTGCATGTGGTAGTCCGTGGAATCCGTCGGCACGCTGAACACCACGTAGGGATAGACAATCGGCTCTGTCTTCGTCGCTTGCTTGGCTACCTTGTCGAAGACCTGCACCGTGGCCGTGCCGAGAATCGCTAGCAGCGCCGCGTCGGCCTGGAGTCGTGAGGTAACAGCGGATTTGAGAGCGTTCATTTCAATTCCCTCGCGACTTCCCGCTCGAGATTCGACACAAACAGCCCTTCCGTCATCGTCGCCATCGGCTGAAGGAATGCGTGCGGCCCGCGGGAGGCCGTGCCAAACTCCTCGAAGATGCTCTGTAGCGTCACGTCGGAGATGACAGCCTCTCCCGGATTCGGCTTCCCGACTTCCGGTAGGATGACATTCTTCGGATTCGCCGATAGCGCGTCCATGACCGCGTCGCTGTAGCCGCTTTTCTTGCTCGTAGCTCCGTAGACACCGGCACGCATGGCGCCCGTAATGACGTGAGCATGCCGCTTGGCAAGATGCACGCCTTGCTCGACCGTGATGTTGAGCGCACGTTCTACGGCTTCCTCGAATCGCGCCGGAAGCTGCATGAGCACGCTCGTATCGAGGATTACGCCATGTTCGCGGAATGCCATTACGTGAGCTCCGCGCAAGCTAAGCGCGTCCCAAGCTGATACGTGCGGTTATCCATCGTGCCGATGATTTCGAGCGTCTTGACTTCCATGGACTCGAGGAAGATGACCTGCGCGGTATCCGACAGCTCGAACGGCGTGGCGTAGGGCATCGTCAGATACCAACCAACGCGACCCATCAAGCGGGCAGCTACGACGGTTTCCATGTGCCAGCCTGCGAGCATCGGCCCCATCGGGCTTAGCCGGGCCTTGAACGTGCCGACTTGCCTTGGCGAATCCTGCGTCTCGACTTGGCCGCCTTGCCCGTCGTCGGTGTATTCCTTGCGGTAGATAGTGCACTCGTCCGGCAAGCTCTCCTCGAAGTCCAGGCGCATGGAATCGAGGTCTGTTTGTGTGAGCATCGGCATTACTGATTCGGCCCGTCGTGACCCATTGGATAATCGGAGACGATGACCTCGCCGCCGTCCCAAGAGTCATACTGTGAATCGGGAGTAACCGACTTTTTCGCATGTTCCAGGATGCTTCGAGCAAAAAGGATAGCCACTTCCCGTTTACGCCAAAGCCGCTTGGTATCGTCTTTCTTCGGCATCTAGCCCAACTCCGGAGCGTTGACAACCTGTTCTAAGGTCGGATTCAGCCGCGGATACGCCCACAGCTTGGTAGTCAAGCCGCTACGCCTTGATCGATGCCACCGAGCTCGTGCCATGGCGCGATCGTATTGCTGATTCATGCTGAAGGATTGGCCGTCCGTCGCGAAGCTGACTTTCGTCGCCAAGCCGGCGCCTTTCTCCTCCCAGACATCGGCCGCGGCTCGATGTAAGTCCCACGTCTCTACCCAGTCCTCGTTCTGCTCCAAAGCCGGAGGCTGAACTGTCGCCGCAATCTGCCACGGGTCACGGCCGAGTGAATCGAGCAAAGGATACCGCTCGATGTAGATGGCTAGAGCGGCGTCGGAGTAGGTGACAGCCGTAGGCTCTGCCACCATCCTCCGAAGCTCTTCTAGCTGTGCCGCCGTTGCAGGCATCGGACTAGTCGCGAACTACGATGTAGCTGACGAGCATTCGGCCGGTGAAGCCAACCGAAGTGGCAGAGCCAGTAGCCGTCAAGTATTGAGTGAGGCCCCACACCTGAGCCGCGCCTTTCGCCGCGAGCGCCGTCATGCCGTGATACGCCAACCCATCGATTGAACCGCCAATCGCCAGAGCGTTGATGAGGTCCGTATCCGAAGTCACGGCGTCCGCCGCCAAGCCAACCGAGATGTTGGCGGCTCCCGTGGAATGCGTATCCACGTAGATTTTGGCGTCGGTGATGATGAGGGGAGCGCCCTCCGGATTCGCGAAAGCGCCGATTGCTCCGCCCGTCGTCTCTGCAACGCCGACGAGAGGAAACTCTTTATAGCCGGACGAGTAAGTGGCCATGCTGTTCAAATCCTTTCTTTGTGGCTCAGGCCACCTAAACGATGTAGTAGAGGTCCACTTGGCTCGAGTTCAAAGCCGTATTGAGGTCCGCCGTATTCGATTCCACCGCCGTCGAGCTGACCGTCACAGTCGGCGCCGTGCCTTCGCGGACGAGGTTGTGGTAGGCGTAGAGAACGGTATTGACCGCCAGCTTATCCGGCAGCCCCAGCTTCTCGTTGAAGCCAATCGCCGTCGTCGCGCCGGTCCCGTCGTGCGCCGGAATCGTGATGGACGTGACGGTCTTGAAGGCTTTGGAGCCTTGCACCGTGCCGGCCGTATCCACCGTGAAGACAGGCAACGTTTCGGTGATTGCGGCGCCCGCATAGTTCGTGCCCGCGATGATGACCGCAATCGCTTTGATGTCGCCTGCCGTTCCGCCGGCCGTTGCTGACAGTGCCCTCGGAACGCTCGGTTGTGTGATGCCGGTCGTGACTACGACTTCCACGCCGGTATCCGTGACAGCGGCGTGGATGCCGGTCGTCGATGCGACCGTAGCCGCCGCCGCGGCGACCGTGAGATGCGCAATGTAGCCCTTGTCAACCGAGACTCCAATCCCTGAATCGGTCTGGAGTGTTTGGCCGAGGTTCGGGTTTTCGGGATACCAAGCCATATTCGAACTCCCTCCTTTCGGCCGATTACGGAGTTAAAGTGGAAAATGGGTACCTGCTCGCTTCCGTCTGATTCATCCGGTTGATCGGATTCGGCACCTGCCAGCCAAGCCGCATGACGGCCCTCAAGGCCACCATGTCCTGCTGCATCAGGTTGTAGACCACGTTGCCAGCGCCGTCCGTGATGACGCCTTCGGTGAAGATTTTGAACGTCATGTCCTGACGGATGCTGTAGACCAGCTGATTCCAGTCGCCGGAGAACAGGAGCACCGACGCCGCGTCCAGTGCGCCATTCATCGGAAACAGGATTGGCGAACCGTCCAAGGCATACTGCGTTGGCCCCTGGAGTGACGCCATGTAGATGGGCTGTCCATTCGCGTCACGAAGCCCGCGAAGCGTTGCCTTGAGAGTCGTAGCCGCGACATGCCCGTTGACCGAGTAGCCATCGGCTTCAACCATCGACAGCGTTCCGCCCGGACCCATGATTGCGTCGTAGGCGTCGGTAAACGCCGCGAGACTGGCGGTATTCGAGGCCGCGAGTGCTGCGGCCTGCAAGTCATCCGGCCAAGAGGTCGGCGCGTTGGTGCCGTGAAGGATTGCGGCGTCGATTGCGGCTGCAAAGGCTGCATCGACTTCCGGCCGAATCTCGCCCCACAGGTCGTAGTCGGAGTCGTCCAGCACGTTCTCGGGAATCGGCACGATAACCGCCAACTCTTCGGCGGTGATGACCTTATCCGCCCAGGCGACCGAGCTTGTCTGCTTGAGGCCGGTGTCGCCCGTGACGAAGTTGGCGGTGATGAGGGAAGACAGCACCGGCAGTTGGAGCTCGCCGCGCTTCATGTTGCGGAGTCGGCGTGCCAAGCGAAGCACTGCCGATTGCTCGGTAACGGCTTTGAAGATTTCCCGAGTCGTTTCCTCGGGAATCAGAGAGGCTGCATTCGCCCTGGTAACTAGGCTGTCATAGGCCATCGCCTACCATCCTTTATAGCTTGCCAGCGGCTCTCCGAATCATCATGTTCATGCCGCCCGGCGCGTTGTATTGGGCTCCCGGCCCGGCGCCTTCGCCTGCATTGACGCGAGGCATTCGAGGCTTAGGAGCTTGGAAGACTTCCGGAACCCGTTCCTTCAGCTCCGACCAATCCACGCGGCCCGACTCTGAAATCAGCCCTTCGAGCTTCGCTACGTGCCAAGCGTAGCGGGGATTCGAGACATGCCGCTTGGCGGCTTCCTCGAAGAATTCCGCCCGCTGATTCGCGTCCGTCGCTGCGGCTGTGAGCTTATCCAGCTCAGGCTTCAGCGGATTCGACGCTTCCATGTCGCGAGTCAGCTTGCGCAGCTCTTTCTCGAAGCTCTTACGCTGTGTCCTCTCGGAGTCCAGCGTCTTTTCCAGAGTGCTGAATCGACCTTGAAGCAAGGTCTTAGTGGATTCGTCCTGAGCCGTAAACCAATCGTCGTAGCTCTTAGGAGCTTCCGGCTTTTGGCTTGCTTGTGCTCCGTCTTCGGACATCGCGCCCGAGGCGTTACCGTTTCCTTCGCTGCCTGCACCTGACGGCATCGCGCCGCCGTTCGAACCTGAGACTGACATCGCGTCAGACTCCTTTCGGTTTGGCGGGCCTCGGGAAGCCCCT